GGACTAATATCAAAGTAAGTCCCAGTGAGACTAGAATGAGACGTATCAAACTTATACTTGTAAAACTCCTGTAGATTTATATTAGGATTAGGTACAAATGTACTATTGTCCTCTGAGAATTCAAAATTGTAAATAGATGATTCAGCAGATCTAACAGCAACTAATCTTTGTGGTGTACTACCATCAAAGAAACTAGAACTTAATGCTACTTGTTGTGCATTTGATAGTAGAGTTCCGTAGTCATAGACTATTACTATTTTTTGTGTTGTGGGATCGTATGATTGAATGTAACCAGAAGTTGCTCCAGAAAATATTTGGAAGTTAGATGTAAAATTATATCTGCCTTGGTATAAGGAAACTTCTTGTCCATCAAAATGATCTACATCAGAAGTAGATTGTTGACCTCTAGTAACAGTAAAAGTATTATCAGTAATAGAAGTTATCTGTAATATTTCATCTCCTATTTGCACATAATCTTCTTCAGCAAATCCATTTGCATTATCTACAACTAAACTAGTACTGCCAACAGCAAAACCAGAATGTCCAACATATATTGTTAATCTTGATGTAGATTGCGATGCACCAGACCTTACTAGATCTTCGTCAGCAACTGATAATAAATCACCTCTAGCATATCCAGTACCAGCATTCTCTAATGTAACATTTGATACTACACCCGCACCAGACACAGCAATTGTAGCAGTTGCACCACTTCCAGATCCTCCTGTAAGAGAAACGCCAGTGTAAGTATTACTAGTGTAATCAGCACCACCATTGAGGATTTCATATCTTCCTACTCCTGTAAAATTAATACTTGTTTTTCTTGATGGAGCAAGTAATATTGCTTCCTGATATAATCTCTTTCTCAGATAATAAGTTTTGGTTGTTGTACTGTCATCAGGATTGATATCTATTGTAACTTTATCGTCAATACCAAGACCATGATTTTCTGCTGTCTCTATAAGTGCAACACTTTGATTAACCTCAAATGGTTCTAATCCATCACTTAATGATGTGAGTCTTACAATTCTAGTTCCAGATGTATTGAACAAATCATTAGACTGTATGAAATATGTGTTATCAGTATTCCATGTACCTGTCAAAACCTTGATCTGGACTACGTTTTGAGAGGATGTTCCTTCTAATACTTCAGCAGTAGCAATAGGTGTGTTGATACCATCAGTCAAACTTAATATGGCACCTTTAGTGTAAGAACTTCTTTGATCTAGTAAAACATCAAATGTCTTGATTGCAGCAGAAAATGTTCCTGTATTATCAAACGTACCATTTACATTTCTTAGTACAATTATACTATCGTTTTTGACAGTACCAACAATCTCTCCAAATGCACCAGACGATGGTTGTGATAATGTATCATCAACAAACAAATATGCTGATTGTATTGTAGTTAACTTGACAACCTTACTTTCTTTTGATTCTAAGTAATTTACACTTTTTCCTTTTACAGAATTAACAATTGCCTCTGCCTCTGAACCTTGTGTTCCTTTATTGTTTAGATATATTTGTGAGTTGATAGAAAAGTTAGGTGAGGTATCTTCTATATTAATAGAATCTACTGTGCCAGGTTTTACATCAGATATTGTTGCTATAAATCCATCACCATTTCTAGGCATTCCTACTTCATATAATCTCTTTGATTTTTTGGGAATATCATCTTGATTAATATTAGAATTGTAATTACTATCAACAGGCAAGGAATAAAAATTCTCTCCTAGAATGTATGGATATTGCGGTGTTTGATTGCTATCAATAGTAATGAAATAAGCATAAGTTCCTTTCGGAAATTCTGGGGTAATACAAAATCTTCCATTGTTCTTATCTAGTGTGCCACTCTTATGAGTGTAAGTATAATCATTGACAAACGTCCCTATCGGGTACGCTGACAATGAAGGACCATTTGAACGACTTCCATTAATAGAATAACTAGATGTCATTCTAACGATAGAAGAAGATGAATCTAAAGGATCTTGATAACCAAACGCACCATAGATTGGATTACCATCATAAGCAAAACCAATAATAGGTGAGTGTGATTTAGATGCTGGTTCTGTTCCAGCACTGTTTATGTTATCATTTAGAGAAATACGAAGTGCTTTTGGATTTGCAGCATAACCATAACCATACTCTAATACATTGTTGTAATTTGCAAATATACATCCATTCTCTGTATCTAAATTACCTTCTAATTTCTTATACCTGTTGTAATTCCATTCTTTAAGAAGAGGTATACCAGTTGCTCCGTTACCTACTGGAATAATATCTACTCTTACAGTATTTTGATTATAGAAATTACCTTCTCCAATTTTATTAAATCCTGTAATTTGCCCATCGGTGTTTACGATTGCTTCGTACTCAGCAAATCTACCTCTACCAGCATTATCTCTAATATTGATAATTGGAGGTGAAGAATAAAATTCGCCAGGATTATCAATAGTCAAACTTGTTACTTTACCACCTGTAACAACAGCACTAACAACAGCATTACGTCCAGATGTAATTGTAATGTCAGGAGTTCTTGGGAAGATATCTTGTGTATCTACAGTAATACTTTCTACTACCTGACCAGCAAGCACTGCTCTTGCTTTGTTAGGCACTTGATCAATCAACACAAAAGGAGGTCTAGCATATCCTGTACCTCTTAAACTAACTCTAATTTCTTCTAATAAACCAAACCTAATACTTTCTGGATCTTTATAACTGTAGAAAGGAACACCATTTAATGCAATACCAACATCTCTCTTAGGTGTAGGGTATGTTTCTGTGGTTCTAGTTGCATCCTTTCTAATAATCCTTAATAACTTCTGATCTAATACTTCTTCATTGACTGTAGTTCCATCAAGAATCTTATGTGATGGGAAACTAGAACTAGCAATGTAATAATATTGATCATCTGCAAATATACCAGATACATCTGTAGGAACTTGATCTAATGAATTTGTAACTGCTGGTAATGTTGGAACATTTACAGAACCAAATGTGCTCTTAATCCAACGAGTTTGATTAGTGCCTACATTTACAATTTTTGTATCGTCAGTCTCAAAACCAGGATTTGATACTTGTATTTTATCACCAACATCTGAGAATGGTTGCCCTTCTTTTGGTAGTGCATTGTATACAACTCCAAGAGTCAATAATGTAACACCACTTCCTACTAATGTCACAGGTTTGTATACAGACTCCTCAGCACTGTGTATGACTGCGTTTTGAGCGATTCTATTATCAATAATAAACTGAGTTGCAGTCTTAGAACTAAATGTTATTGTTTCTTCACCAATTAATACTGATCCTGTTTTATCCCATCCTATTGTAGAAAAAACATTTATTCTATCACCTGTACTTGCAGTTCCAGTTAGTGTAGTCTCAAGACGAGTCTTAGTTGAGACACTAAAGTCACCGTTAACAGTCTCAGGTGCTAATACAATATTGTAAATTTGTTCACCATCAGCAGATCCATCAGCATAGACATTATCTACTGTTGCATCTGCATATCCATACTCTTCAGTCTCCTCTTGTACTATCTTTTTACCAACTAAACTTTTAACATCACCTGTTACAACTTTTGCTTTTATTGCATAGACATTTACCCAGTCTGCATTAGATACTTTGTATGTAAAATCTCTTGGTTTATAGACTTCTGGTTTATTAGTATGATCTTTGGCAACAATAGTATTAAAGACAAACTCAATAGAACTTGTAGTTCCTTTTGCTTTGTAAAATTTTTGTATATTCTTAATTAAAGTTCTTTTATCTACCTCACCCTTAAGATATTTCTCAGGAAAAGAACCTAGGTATTGACTTTCAAAATTCTTGACAAAAGAATATAGAAAAAGGTTACTTACATTAAGAACCTTTTGACCAGAGCTATGTGGTGCTGCATCTGTGCTGGTGTACTCTGACGAGCTATAAAGATCACCAAGAGTTGTGTTACCGCTAACACCTCTAATTGCTCCGTGTAGAGTTGTTCCTGTTCGTGATTCATAGAAAATTATCTCGTTATCTATTCTAACATATCCGTTTTTCTCTGGAAAACTCGTCGCATCTTCCAATACAATTGTAGTGTCAGAAGCAGAGATACTAGTGACCAGATTATCAAACTGTTTAAGTAGGTTTTTCTCATAGTAATCAATGTCAGCATACTTTTCAATATTAGTAATAATATCTAACGTACCACCTTGTACCTCCTGTTGTTCGTAATACTTCTGAATGAATTTACTAAACAATTCATATTCAGATGTAATAAACTCAGGAAGTTGTGACTCAATTAGAGTTGATATCCTCTTTGTTTTTACAGATGGCATTTCTTACTCTTTATACGCAGTGAATGATGAATTAGCAACATCAACATCTAGATAAACTTCACGCAATGCTTTGATATCATTAGATAAAGGTTTAACCCTTACCGAAATTCTGTTATCAAAGAAACTACCTTTAATAATTGTTAGGTTGTACATTTTAAGTTCACCTTTATCATATTCTATATCACCAATATCATTGTCTAGAACAACCTTGTCACCAGTTACAGTGTCTAGTCTATATAGGATGATTTTGCCATCTCTGTCCTCAACATATACATCAAAATTAGGATACTCAGTTACCCTAAAACCAGTAGATGACAATACAGGATCATCACAGTCCTCATCAAAGGCATTCTGGAAACATACCTCGTAGTAGAAGGTAGAGTTAAGAGACGGATAAAAGTCTTTTCTCATTGTGAGACTAGTGAGATTAGAATTGATACTCTTATCAGCATCATCTATCACACCTACAAATTTACTATATCTAAATTTACCATTGAACTTCTCAGTATCACTCGTATCAATATAAGACTGTATAGAACCTATAACCTTATCTCTAATCTGTGTTGGTGTTTGATCTGTAATTAAACTGTTGTAATATATCTTGCTACTCATCTCAACATAAAGAATAGATGGATCTACAATCTGTGGTTCTACAGATGCAACAACATACTTCTTAAGATCTGCAACAATCTTGTTTTTTGTTAATGATGTAAGGTAACTAGCATCAGTTGGTTTCAATACAATGAATACTTTTCCATATTGTGGTGGTTCTTGATCCTCTCCACCAAATATAATAATGTCACTTGTTGCTGGATATACTTTTCTTACAATTGCTTCATAGTCATCTGCGGTCACTGCACGCTCCTGTGTGCCATATGCTTTAGGAGCAGTGTATTTTATCTTAGCAGTGCTTTCTATCTCTTCACCACCCGCTGCTGCAACAGTAGAGTTGATTGTGACTGAGAAAGAACTAGGTGATACGTTACTAGGATTCTCTAATACACCAGAGAATACAAATGTTCTTACACCATTACTCTCAGGTCCTGATGTTATCAAATATGATACTTCTATTCTTGCATTGTTCTCTAGTTTTTTACCAAGAACACCATCACCCATCAATATTTCATATCTCTCATCTTCTATTTCATCTAAGAAGAATACTTTTGATGTACCGTCAACTCCTAATATGTTATCTGCAACTAGATATGGTTCGTTAAATGATCCACCAGTAGGATATACCTTAACTCTGATTGTATTAGTATCAATACTTTTATTATCAAGAATAAATTTTTGTGACTTACTTGCTGAGTTTATAACAAAAGTATTAGTAAGTTGTGTTCCTTCATTTACAGCAACATCTGTAAAGATTGCTATACCATTTGCTACTTGTGCTTTTACATCATCTAATACAACATAGTTGTAAATGTTATTGTCATAAGTTGCAGTAAAACCTGTTCCCTTCCTGAGAATTAATTCTGTGTCAGATGTTGCATTAGTATATGTAACAGTAAATGAAACATATGCTGTAGGAGAGGTTGCACTTTTTGGTCTGTACCCTAATTGCTTTGCTAATGCTACTACGTTGTCTCTTAAGGTTGCTGAATCAATGAATAGTTCATTGACTACCATGTTGGTATTAAATGCTGTGTAGTAGGTATTATAAGCAAGTGTATCAAGAAGCACAGATAAAGTAGAACCCTCAAAGTCATAGTCAGTAAAATCTGACTGTGCTCTCATGTACTCTTTGAGAGAAGCTTTGATTTGATTAAAGTCTAAATTTGCGACCTGTGTATAAGGCATTATCTTGTACGTTCTAGAAATACTTCAGCAACTATTTTGCCATCGTCTCTGCCAAG